CTTTTATATCTACCATTACCAAAGTTGTTTCCTATATCTTCATCTGCGTTGCTATCAGGATATATGTCTCTTGTGTAGAGAGTAGTTCCTGCATAGTTTGTTGTGTAAAGATTTATAGTTTGACCTGATTGACCTATGTAATCAACAAATCTACCACCTGAGCTAGCAGATAAAGTAACACTTCCTCTTAATCCACCAGGATAAAGAGCTTGTACTGCTGAAGAAGAACTTACATGAGTACCATGACTAACTGCTGCATAATCACTATCGTGGTCGTGATTACCTGCAGCAACTCTAGTTCCTGTAGTTCCAAAGTTTAATGTTATGTTTCTACCACTAATACTTAAAGCATCTGTTGAACCACTAACAGTATCTACATATTCTCCATCGTGATTATGACCTGTATTTTCTTTAGCACCAAGTAGGGTGTTCATAATGCTTTTTGTATAATACTGATCATCATGATCAGAATCAGCGTGAGTAATAGTTACATCTCCTGTACCTGCACCTGTAAGAGAAAGTTCTCCTGAAGCAGTTATAGAAGTAACTCCACCTGTTACAGATGAACTTGAATAATCTAATTTACCCTGAGAATCTACTATTAAATATTTATTACTATCTGCTACTCCACCAATTCTTATTTCTGGTTGTCCTGTACCTGCTGCGCCACTAGAAAAATTAATTCCATCAGAACCTACAGCAGCAAGATTAAGATTTCCATAAGCTAAAATTTGCATATTATTAGATGCAGTAGCTCCTGTTCTAAGCTGTAAAAGAGATGATGATTGAGATAATGCACCAACATCAGTACCTGATGAATTAAAAAGTCTTACTTCTGGTGCAAAAGCAGAAGATATTTCTACTCTTTGACCAGACGAAGCAGTTCTAAATTTACCACTACCTGAAAGTGTTAGGTTGTCAGTTAAAGAAGAGCTAGCATTCATGTTTACTGCAGAAGTTGTAGAAGTAGGTACGATAGCAACGCCACTAACAAATCCTGCATTTGCAGTAATTGTACCTGTAACTTCAAGGCTTCCTGATATTTGTACAGCTCCTGAAGTTGTTATAGCTAAGTTACCATTTGCTAATGCAGATATTTCTACATAATCATCTAAATCAGTTGAGTTTAGAGGACTAAAATTAAGTTGATTTGTTGTGATAGAGTTAGCTGTTATTTTATCTCCATCAATACTTCCATCAGAAGTTAAAGCATTTACATTTAGTGTTCCTGCAGTTATATCAGAAGCATTTAAAGTACCTCTAATAGTTGCGTTTTGAAACTCTGCTGTTCCATCTGAATTAATACTAAAACCTGCAGAACCTGTTGAGTAGTTATAAGATTTTATAAACCCTGAAGTATTTGAAACACCACCAACAGTTATCTCTCCACCTGTAATAGTCCCTGATGTTATCTTATCTGCTGATAAGTCATTTATCTTTGCAGTAGTAATTGTTGCATCTGCAATAAGAGCGTTTGTTATTTGAGCTTCCCCAATTTTAGCTGTAGTGATAGTTGCGTCTGTTATGTTAGATTCAGCAATTAAGTTAGCTGTTGCAGTTTGCCCATCAGAAGGATCGGACTCATTACCTGATTTATCAACAGCTACTATTCTAAAGTATTGGTCTGTTGAATCCTCCAACTCAATTGTTCCTATAACAGGAATTTGTTGAAGTAGGTTTCCTGAAGTGACTCTGATCTCTCCAATTTTATTTGCGGTATTTGTAGTAAAGTTTTGTACATTGCCTGTTTGTGTAACAGCGTGAATGTCTAAGTGGTCAACATCTCCCTCTATTGTAAAGTTTCCATAAGGGTTCCCACCACTGTCTGTTCCATCTTTTCCTAAATAATGTGTTACCTGGACACGCAATGGACCTGCTGCAATAGTTGCAATTTTAGGTTTAGAAGGTGCTTGACCATCTTTTTCTATTTCAATTCTTGCGTTAGTGGCATAGCTAGGGTTAACACTTGGTGTATTAGTATATAAATCTTCCCCTGATCCATCATAGGTAGACATTTTCTTGAATCCTGATTTATCAATTGCAGCAACACCTACATCGTATGTAACTCCTACTGTTAAATCTTGTATTAATAAGCTCTCTGAACTTACACCTGTAAATGGAAAGTTTTGATAAGAATATTGTGCATCAGTTGTTTTTTTATACCTTATTCTATAATGACTACCATCAGTTATCTGAGATCCATCGACATTAGTAGGTTTTGCCACTGTTACACGAATAAATCCTATTGAATCTCCTGTTGCGTTCAGATATGTGCCTGATTGAAGCGTAGGAGTGCTTGGTAGGTCAGGAATAGAGAATACGCCAGCAGTTACCCTATTTAAAGAAAACTCATCAAATCGTAGGTCATCGCCAATAAATCTAATAACATCGCCAAGTTCTACTTGTGCTGCTCCAGATTCAAATTGTACATATTGAGTTAGGTCTGTGTAGTTTCCATCTTTATCTCTAAAGTAAACACCCATACCATTTGCTATTGGGAAAGTTAATCCTACAACTCTTACTTTTACAGGAGTGATGATTTGTCCTCTAAAAGTAACTTCATATAAATCTCTTGATTCTGCAGTAGCGTCAACTGAACTATCTATAAATCCAATATCTGGATCAAAGGCAAATATAAAGTCTCCAACCTGCATATCTCCAGAAACTTCGTATTGCTCTAAATCTAAGTTCAAAACTTTTTTAACTCTAGATAACTCATTTAACATAAGTTGTGCTCTTGAATTTAACTGATCTGTAGGAATTTCGGGTTGTTGGACTAATCCACTTCTACTTAATGCGTTTCCATGTAAGTCTTTATAAGGATTAGAAGCTATATTTGCTTCTCCAGCTACATCAGTTGCTGAGTCAAAATACCCAACTTCTCCAACGAAGTCTACTCGTGAAACCCAATCAGTTGCATCAAACTCTGTTCTTAGTCCTTGAGGTACTACGCCATCAAAGTTTGGATCTTCTCCATATCCTGTTTTAACAACAATTGTTGAGGGATTGGAATTTACTCCAACGAATAAGTTAGCTGCAGGACCTGCGTCAATAGTTCCATTTGCATTAACTCTATACTCTATGCTGAAAAACTCAGCGACTTCTTTTAATGCAGATAAAGCTGTTTGTACAAAGTGTTGACCAATATAAGTACCACTTGGCTCATAAATAACACCCTGGGTTATAGCTTGAGAATTACCTAATTCGTTTCTTAAGATTCCATAAGGTTTTCCTGAACTCACTGAAGAGTTGAAAAGAGTCTCAGCCAATGTGGTATTTGTATAAACTCTTACTTTTCCAACATTTTTAGATTCAGCAATGACCATACCTTTAGACTGACCATCTCCTAAGTAAAGTTGTAAGCCTTGTCCTGAGATATCAACTACACCTTCTTCTAAGGATCTGTTTAAAACTATACCTGTATATCTAGAAGTAGAAAGAACATCTGCGTCTGAGAGAGTATTAACATCTACTTCTTGAGGAGTTATGACAATATGTCCCCACTCTTTTATGGATTCAATTATTTCAGTAGGTGTGAATTCTTGCGAGAAGGATACTGTAAAGTTACCAACACCCATGTGTCTTTCTGTAACTGCCATTATGCTCTCACTAAACGAATATTTTCGTACAAACTTTCTAGGTATTGGTCTCTTACTGCATTTGCAGTGTCATGGTTCTCAGGGGCAGTAGCGTTATAAACATAACCTAAAAAGCATTTAAACTGTGAAGTCGATAAATGTATCAACCTATTAGTTGTATCTGCTGTATATCCCTGAGGACTCCCAATCATAAATTTTTGTCCTGCTGCGTCTGTACTACTTTCAATCATATATCCTGTACTATCTGCAACAGTATTCGCGGTAACTAACTTAAGGTTTTTTCTTGTATCTGCTGTTCTATCGGAAGTTCCACCTTCGGAGATTACCATAGAGACATGATGAGCACCTCTCTTCAAACCTAAGTCAACTGTAAGTCTTCCATCTCCAAAAGTGTCATCTGAATAAGAAGTAAATCTAACGACAACTTCTTGTGGCTCGTTTCTTAAAATCTGTACTGTTTGCCATACATTCCATTCAGTTTCTGAGATACCTGAAGATATTGCAATTTCTCTATCGCTTACATAGACACCATTGTCATAGAAAGATAGTGTAAATCTAGATTGATCTGTTGTGCTTCCTGAAGTGATTTTTATTATACCATTAGAAAGTTCAACACCTGTTGGTAGGTTTCTTGTCAAGTATCCTGATTTTAGAGTGCTATCTATTTTTACTCTAGCTGCACCTTTATAATAATCCACAGGATTTATTATCCAATTAGAAGAATAGGTTCTTAAATCTGCATCATAAAAGAAGGACAAGTTACCATCTTCTGTTGACCTTGTTGCTCCCACAGGTCTTGAATCATTTTTATAATTATAAGTATTTACAGGTACAGCATGCCAAGGTGCATAGGTTGTACTAGCTGTTGTAATGGAGTGTGAATTTTGAATTAGAGCACCTGACATATTTGATTCGAACATCATTTCAGATGGTCTACCTTTCATTTCGAATCCTATTTGATAAGAAAAATAACCTGTTGCAAGTTTTACAGGAGATACATCCATAGAAGTAATCTTTCCAAATCCTTCCATAGTTGTATCCCCCTCATAAGTAATAGGTAGTAATAAGTCCGAATTACCCATTGAGATTAATTCGTCTCTTAATTTTTTTGAGCTATCTATGTAGGCTTGACCTGAACCTGTACCACATAAAGTTCCATTAAAGCTAAAGCTTCGATCTAATGAATTTCTTTGTCCTGTTTGTATAGAACTTTCTCTGATACTGCTTGGAGAAGTAAATGTAATTCTCCCTATGGTCATTGTATTAGCCATCTAATTTCCTTTTTATCCAAGTAACAATTTCAACTTGTACTTCTCTTGGGTATGGAGCAAGCATAAGGTTTATATCTTCTCCTTGTTTCATTCTTCCTAAAATACCTCTTTTTAGGCTTCTCATATTTTGTGGTTTTTTAGTAAAACCCATTAGCACATCTCCCTATTTCTACACTGTTCACAATATCTATATTTTGGACTATAAAAATAATTTCCACATTTATAATCAGACTTACAAGGTTTTAATATCTCATCTTGTTTGTTAGATATCATTCTTCCTCTTTCCATTCTACATACTCATTATCGTGGGTAGCTTTGTGGGCGTGAAAATTAGCATGTGAATAAAGCATTATCTGTTCGCCTCCAACCAACTAATTCTGTCTTTTAGTTCTCTAATTTGTTGTATGTCTTGCTCTTGGTCCATAAGTTGTGTTTCAAGACGCATAACTTGTTTTTTCATATCATCCCATTCCCATTTTTCAATTTGAACATATTGGTTAGTATCACTAGCTATTTCTAATTTCTGCACTTTTTCAAACAGAACAGCTATATCGCCTTGTACGAATGTACTTTCTTTTAGCATTTCAAAATCTACTTCTACTTGATTCATTCTGTCATCAATATTTTGTAGTGTATTAACTATGTCTCCAGCAGTAGATAGACCTGCACCAACAGAACCCATAAGAGCTATAGCTGTAGCTATTAAACCTAGATTATCTTTTATTTTATCGAACAACGCCTGACCTTCCATCTCCCTTAAGCTTATTTAATTCTTTTTGTATTAGTTGTGCTGTCCTTCTTGCGGAGATTGGATCAGAAGGAAGACCTGTTACATTAAGTGTAACATTATTTACAGTGTCTCCTCTACTTGAACCCATAGGAGTAATCTGACCACCGCCACCTGGAAAAGCTTTCATCATTTCTGGACCATATTCTCCTACAACATAGTTCTGTCCTGGTTTGAAGTTACCGCCCATGTGCCTAAAAGTAGGATTCATACCTGCATAATTTTGACCATACTTTTTCCAAGTGTCTACTAAATTTTGTGCTTGAGTACCTGTAGTTGAATTACCTGTGTCATAACCTAAAAGTTTCATAAGTTCGGGGACATTAGCAAGTAATTTATCTAGATAGCTTTGCCCCATTGGTCCAGACTCTACTCTTACATGATTCATTAAGGTCATAAGACCATCAATTTGACTCATGTTCATACCAAGCAATTCAGCAGTCATTCTTAATTCATCTTCTTTTAGAGTGTTGTAATCTGCTTGGGCTTGTATCATATCAAGTTGATTGCCAACAAGATCTCTTTGTAGTTCGTGAATGTCTTGATGTGTATCTAGTATTTCATTAGGGATTTCTGCGAGTCGTTCCCCTATTTCTATTCTTCTTAATTCAATTTCTTCTATAGCTTCTAACCTTCGCTCTTCAGCTGATTGAGCAATTTCCGAAGCTTTTTTACGCTTTTCATCAGCGTCTTTTTGAGTTAGTGCTTTATCATCAATCGCATCTATTTGATCTTGAATAAACTGTCGTTCTTTTTCAGGGAACTCTAAAGAGCCTTGGGATATAGCAGCGTTAACTTGAGCTAATTCTTTTTTGAGTTTTTCTTTCTTCAAGAAGTCATTAGCAGAAAGGGCATTTCCTTCTCTTATCTTTTGTTCTATTTCAAGAGCTTCATTGTTTAATTCTTGTATCTCTAACTTTTCTTCTTCAGTTTCGAGATTGGCAGTAGCTAAGTCTTGCAATTCTTGTTGAAGGGTTAAATCGTCTGCAGTAAGTTTTTTCTGTTCTTTGTGTAAATCAGCATGTTCTTTATGTGCTTTAGCTAAGTCTCTTTCATTCTTTTGTAGTTCAAATTGTTCTTTAATTGGATTGAATAACTTATCAATTTTTGTTCGGAAGTCATTTGATATTCTTAATAAAGCATCTAAATTTGTTTCTGTTCCTTCGAATTCTTCATTTAAGTCTTCTGCAACTTCTACAACATCTCCAAGAATATCTTTAAATTTTTGAATACCATTAGGTCCACTAGCTAATTTTCTAGCAAGTTCTAATCGACCTTCTTCTGTTTTCATAAGGCTTAAAGTTTTACGATCTATTCTTGCGGTATGTTTAAAATGTTCATTCAATGCTCCTGAAATCATTTCATCACGAGCTGCCTTTTCATTTTCTACACCTTGGAATATAGAAAACTGAACTTTTAGAATCTCCATTAGTTCTGCTCTTTGCTCTTTAGATTTTTTAGTTGAACTCCCAAGAGCTGATTTATACTGCTCAAGAGTTTCAAGAACAGGAGCAAGTTGTTGTTCTAATCCTGCGTCTTTAATCATTCCAATCATTTTTGTAACTTCGCCAATGTCTAGGTCTTCTCTAGCGAAGAACCCTTCATCTAAATCAACAACATCTGCGAATAGTGTATTAAATGCTTTCGGTAATCCATCAGCACTACTAACTATTGCATTAAACACATCTTCTCCAAGCATTCCTTTTTTGACACCTTGTTCAACTGCTTCTTTTGTTGCTTCAGGTAAGTTAGCTAAGAAATCTGTCCATTGATCTTTTGTTATAGGTTCTGCTTGAAAACCTTTTGTTAAGTCAACTTTAAGCGAATTAATAATTTCATCAACAGCTCCAGAAACTTCTTCTGCATCTTTGATATCGTCTCGATAACTTTTAACAGCTTTTCCTATTAGTGCTAATGCACCTATGACAAGACCTGCAACTCCTGTAAATTTAAGAGCTACCATCATAATTTTTCCAAACACAGCAGCAAAACCTGAAGCAGCTACAGCTGATTTAGCAAATAGTGCCGACAATAAACCAAGAACTCCTACAGTACCCGCTAACAAAATAGGCATCTCTCTAAACATTTCAGCCATTGCTTGAAGAATTGCAACGAAACCAATTACTGCATCTAATACAATCTTAAGAGCAGGTAAGAATATTTCTCCAAAAGTTATCGCAGCTGCATTAAGAGCAGATTTGATCTGTGTTATTTTCATAGAAGCAGTTTCGAATTTTTGTGCTGCCTCATCGTTCAAAGCATTTTGAGTTATAGCTTGTTCATTAGCCCTCTTCCTTGCTTCGGTTAAACCTTCTTCGTTGTTCGCTAAAGAAAGTAAAGCTCTTTGTACACGAATAGTTCCTAATCCTAAGTCTTCTAAAGTTGCTGTTGTAGATCTTCCCTCTTCATTCATAGAGTTAAGACCACCTAAGAATATTTGTGCTGCTTCTCCTATATCAGTTTCTATCAATCTCCTAAACTCATTTATGTCCATTCCCGCTGTTTCAGCAAAAACTGACATTTCTTTTCCACCAAGTTTTGCTGCGTCAGAGAGGTTTAAGAATAATTTACCGAGAGCAGTAGCACCTGCCTGGGATTGCTGACCTGTCTCTCTCATTGCTGCTGAGAAAGCAAGTATCTCTTCTGTGCTTAAGCCAACTAGGTTACCTGTCGCACCAAAGTTTTGTGCAAGAAGAATTATCTCTCCTTCTGTTGCTGCTGTACTGTTTCCTAGTTCAACAAGTACTGCTGCATATTTACCAATAGCATCTGTTTGTTCATTGGTAACATTAAGAAATCTTGCCATTGAGGTTGCTGCTTGTTCTGCAGACATATTTGTAGCTGTACCTAATTTGGCGACAACTTCTGTAAAACTAGAGATATCATCTGCTCCGATACCTAACTGTCCACCAACTGCTGCAATTCCTGCAAGTTCCCCTGCCATGATTGGTATTTCTGTTGCTAGACGAAGAATGTCATCTGATATATTTTTAAAGACCTGCGGATCCTGAACATCGTTCATGGTCTTTTTTACATTTGCGAATTCATTTTCGAATTTGACTGCAGCTGCTGCACCACCAGCCATTGCTAAAGCAAGACCAGCTAAAGTAGCCATTGCTGCAGTACCTGCTGCTGCGTTTAAACCTCCAACGAATTTGGATATTGTTTTAGAGGCGTTTGTACCAAATGCAGATAGTTGAGATTGAGCTTGTTTTAAAGAAGCTTTCGCTGCAACTAATATACTAAAGTCAGCCATCGGTTATACTCCTAAATCATTCATTGCGACATCAAGAGAAACTTTTGTTTTTTGTTTATTTTTTGTAAAATCGGATTCTTTTTCATTTCTCATTTTCATTTCTTCATACATTTCTGCATGGTAAGGGGCATAAAAAGCTGATTCTTGAGAAACTAAAGAAAAAAGTAATACCTTGAATTTTCTCCACGATATGGACAATGGGTCTAACTTGTAGAAGCGATGGAAGTCCGACTCTACTGACGAAAATCTTTCTAAGACATCGTTAGTAGAGATACTTATTTTGGGCTATCAGGATCCTCATCGTCTGCTTCTCCACCAACCGCATTCGGGTCAGGGATAACAGCATATTGGACTAATAACCAATTAAGTAGCTCTTCCAATTGTTTCCAAGAGACTTTATTCTCCATCATATCCTGTAGAATTTCTGCTCCGAGGAGCTCTTCTAAGAATTTACCTATTTGTTTTGGATCAGGCTCGCCTGCATCGTTTAATATTGCAAGCTGACCTAAAACCACACTAGCTGGTAGCTGTCCAGGAATACTATATTTCTTTCCAGCTACCTTAAACTCTAGCTTTTTTTCAACCAGCTCTTCATAAGCCTTATCGAAATCCATAAAATCTGACATAACTCTCCTATCTTAGAAACTGTAATTAAACAGTATCTATAACTTTAAATATGTTGCTAAATGGTGCATCACTATTAGGTTTCAACACTTTATATTCGACTGTGATTGTTACCTTTTGTGGTGCTTTAGCATGAACCATTGAGAAAGCCCCAATGTTCACTGCTCTAGGAACTTGAATGTCCCTAACTTTTCCAGAACCAGCTTCATCTGTTCCTGGTGCATTAACTCTTAACAATAGACCATACTCTAAGAATGAATCTGTTGCTGGTGGAGTTAATGTTGAATAACCTTCTTCTGGTGCAGAAGTAGCGATTGTTCCACCTGCCATAGCGAGTTTTAAGTTCGCTAATGAGGCCTGTGCAATTTCGCCTGTTACTCTAATTTCTTGTGCAGTTTTGATTGTCTTAATTGGATCAATCTCTTCTGCAACCATGACATCTTCAAATGTCTTGTCATATTCTAATGAGAATCCACCCTCAGAATAACCTATATCTGTCCAATACGAACTGTCTGGACCTGCTGAAGGATTTGATGGGAATGTCGCGTTAGGACTTACACCATTCAAATCTGATTCAAGTACAGTATATAGAGTACCTGTTCCGAGTAAAACCTCTGTAATACTTTGTGCCATTACTTATACCTACCTATAACTTATGAGGAACTTGTCATTCCTCTTCTTCTATTACTAAATCGGCATCCTCAAGTTCAAGCTCTTCCATCTTATTTTTGTCATCTCTGACAAAGTTTTTTACCTCTCCCATACCTTCTTCTTGCTCTATAAAAGTCGGAAGTAGAGTATCTCCCTGCTTGGTTCCAGCTTCTTTCATCCTTTTCCAATCGGCAGATGATACTTCTACCCAATCTTTTCCAATGATAAGATCGAGTTTTTCATCTCTTATAGCGTCAAAATCTCTTATGTAAGGGTTTAACTTAATTTTTTTCATTACGCTTCTCCATAATACATACCTACATTTACAGTATAGCGTGCCAAATCGTTGTCTGTATTATCTATCCTGTATGGACCTTGTATTGGATTAAACCCATGTACTCTTCCATCTTGTCCTGTTATTGAGTATTTTTTACCTGGAAAATCAAATGCACAACGAACAAAGGCATTAGCTAATTCAAATGCTTTTGCGAAATCAGGAGTTCCTTTGTTGTCGTCTGATCCATACTTACCTGCATAACAATCTACATCAATACTTGCTAACCATAAAGGGGCACCATTTATATTTTCTGCAGTTGCTGAATTTAATAATATAACAGCAAAAGGTAGTGTTGCATTTGAAGGCAGCCTTGTAGCTATTCCTGTTCCAACAATATCGGATATTAAAGTTTGATCTAGAGCCCAAGTTCTAAACAATACTTCTGAATCTGGTAAATTAATTGCCATTACTTAGCTACCTGTATTGGACCTGTAAATATTTTGTTGTTATCATAAGCCTCTTTAAATGGGTTAGTTCTAAATTTACCACCGAGGAATGTTTCTACATTATATTTTGGTGTCTCGTGATATATTTCGTATAACGCTCTTCTAACCATAGCACCTTTATTGGTGTTCTTCTTTGACCTGTCAAAAGGACCTCTATTATCGTTATTATAATAACCACCAAAGAAAGTATCTCCATCAGGTCTAGGGCCTGTGACGCTTCTTAAGAATTGGAATCGTTTAGGAATAGGAAGTAAAGCATCCATGAATCCTGTTTCTTTGTTAAAGCCTTTATTTATACCAAACTCTACAACCCAAGGATAAGGAACATTTGGATCAGGCATAGGTTGTACATTACCAATTTTTATCAAATAGTCTCCTGTATCTCTAGAAGAGTTAGATCTTGTTTTTCTCATTACAAGAGAGTTGATTAGTCTATCACTATCACGCGGAGTTTTTTCTCCTATTTTTTGAAAGATATATTTTGCTAATACTTCAGCTCTATCTTCAGATTGCATATTCATTCTATCGAAGTTAGCAATCATTCTTGTAGAGACTGCACCTGGTCTTAATTTTTTGACCATTCTATCTAAAGTTATTGTTGCATTAGCACCAACAACAGACCTAAGACTACGAGTTCCAATATTACCAAAATAACTATGACCTGCGGGAATAACACCTATAATTTTACCTGCAACTTTACCACCTACTCTTCGCATAGCTCTTTCTCCTACACCTGCAACCTTAAATCTATCTGTTTTCTTTTCAAGAGTATTTTTTAAAGCATTGAAGTCTCCAATAGACCTACCTAAGGCTAAGTTGTATCTGTTAAGTTTTCCAAATACAGGAAGAGGTAAAATACTTTGTGCATCTTCTAGTGCTAAAGAAAGTGTATAAACAAAGCTTCTTGTATCATTCAAGTCTCTTGGTAATTCGAATTTATTTATTTCTGAGTCTGTATAGATTAAATACCTATTCATAGCCCTGTGAGTTTTTGTTAATCTAAAACTTCTTAGAGACCTACCAATAACTGCTTGTTTTATCTTTGGTTTAGCCATTAGTAGCCACTCTGAACTATTAGCTGTTTATAGAATGAATTACCAAATCTATCTTTGACATTTTTTACACCAATAATATTCCATTTTTTTGAATCGTATACGATTCTATCTTTAGTTGTTACATCAGTAACAGCAGGAACAGTGATTCTTAATGTTATTAAATTTTGCAATAAACCATCAGTGTTTTCTTCTGTAGTGTCTCCTGAAAAAACTACTCTTGCTTGAACATTTGAAGAACTTGATGAGAATGCAGTACTAATATTACCTCTGTCATCAAGTGTTTCGCTTCCTGAAAGTCTTTCTATGTCAATTGATTCGTTTAATAAAGCTGTTGTTAATTGTGGCATAAATTAATTATAACATTAAGGAATAGCCCAGATAAAGAAAATAGTCGGTGTCCTGATAAAACCTTCACTTTCGTGAAACTTTAAACACCGACCACTTTCAAATCAGATAGTATATTAATACTAGCCGAATACTTGTTGATTCTCTACTGTTGTGGGAATATTGTCTAAATCTTTTTTAAGATTTATAAGACCTTCATCATAAGCTTTTTTCTTCCAATCTCCTAAAAGATTAAGTTCAGCTCTTCTTTGCATATCATTTTCTATAGAGTTAGCTTTAACAAATCTATTTTTCCATTTTGAATACGCTTTACCATAATGAATACAATTGTATTGAAGTCCTGTACTTGTCTTTCTTGACCTGTGAAAAAAACTTGCAGGTAGCATTCCTGCTTCTCTATATATAGAACACTTCTTTTCTTCTACAGTTGCTTCAGGAGTGTTTCTTTTATTGTAATAATACTGAACTTGTTTTATGTCACACTCTTTGCATTTGAGCATAAGTTTATCTCTTCCAAATTTTGATTTATAAAATTTTGATACAGGCAACACTGTCTCGCAGGAATTACACATTTTAGTAGTAGGGAAGTAAGCATTCTGATAAGCTAACTTCAAAGCTCTGTTTACTTGTCTCCGAAGTTCATCATTTTCTTTCATCCATTTTTCTAATGTTCTTATTCCAAAGTTTGGTATATGAGTAAATAATCCTGCGTTTAATATTCCATTACTGTTTTCACAAGCAGCAATAACTTTACCGAATAACTCATGATCAAAAGCTTTAACTGTTGGAAGACCAAATCTAACTCTGAACTGTCTAACTCTTTCTCTTGAAACTCCCCATTCATTACCCCATTCTGTATTGGTTTTAAATGGTTCTTGTTGTAAAAAACTTACTATTTCGTTTTTTGTTAATTTTTTTGGTGTGTATGTTTTACTTTCCAAATTTGCTCTCCTCTATTAGTATTAAAAAGTTTAACATATCCTTGCACAATTGCAAATTTTATGTTTATAATTAAGTATCAGATAGAAGAAGGAGATATTTTGGTAGAAATACCTTATGTCGATACTGCACCTGCTTTTGAGGATGAGATAATCCACAAAGGAGAGTTTATGATACATGTGAGGTGGAACCCTTATATGAGCTCTCACGAAGCAGATGTGTTCAAAGTTAAATCTGTAGGTACTAAACAAAGTTATGCTTTGATCGGTACAGGGGCAGGTAAGTCTAAAAAACTAGCTTTGGCAGACGCAGAAATGCTTATTATAGACTAACTATCAAAAACAAAGGAGAATATGATAGCTGAATGTATGCTATTTTTAGCAAGTTTTTCGCCTCCCTTAGTAGGCACAGAAACTGAATTTATCAATAAACATTTAGAATGCAGACAAGAAATACCTCAAAAAATGAGTCAATATTCTGATTTATACCTTCAACATTTTGATTTTGAAAATATTGATACAGCAGTAAGAATTGGGTGGTGCGAAAGCAGGGGAAAAGATACTGCATATCGTGAGGACAATTCCGATTCAGGCGTTATGCAATTTGTTCCTTGGACCTGGAATTGGGTTGCTGAGGAGTATGATCTACCTAGGTGGAATGAGTGGGTAGTCCTGTATCATGGGCAACCATATACAGGTCCCACTTCCAAAACAAATTTTGGTTTTGAATTCAAAAAAGTACAATTCACTCCTTATTACAACATTTTATTTGCCTCTATACTTGCAGAGGATATATATGGAAAAACCCAATGGAGAGATTGGTCTTCAAGCGAGTGGTGTTGGTCTAATGTAGTTGAATGGGAGAAAAAATGGAAAAAAGAAGAAAACATGTAACCTTTTTTACTTTGGAGTTGTCTAATTAGTATGATTGAATTTCCAAATAAAAAATATAAAATAATTTACGCAGATCCTCCATGGTCTTATGACGATCCCTCTAAGAATAGAGGAGGTGCTGTTAGACATTATCCTACAATGTCTATTGATGATATTTGTAACTTACCTGTAAAAGATATAGCCGATGACGACTGTATTTTATTTTTATGGACAACATTTCCTAAATTAATAGAAACAATACCTTTATTTGAAGCATGGGGTTTTACATACAAAACTAATGGATTTACCTGGATTAAAAAAAACAAAGTATCCACTGATACAAACTTTTGGGGAATGGGTAGGTGGACTAGATCTAATGCAGAAATATGTTTGATTGGTGTTAAAGGTAAACCGAAAAGATTAAGTGCTGGGGTTCATAGTGTCATAGAAAGTCCTATTGAAAGACATTCAAAAAAACCTGATATAGTAAGAGAAAAAATAATAGAACTTGTTGGAGACCTTCCTCGAATAGAATTATTCGCTAGGAATAAAAGTGATGGTTGGGATACTTGGGGTAATGAATCGTGAAAATAGGAAGTTTATTTAGTGGTATAGGTGGTCTTGATTTAGGTATAGAAAGAGGTCTTTCTGACTTTGGTGCTGAAACTGTTTGGCAAGTAGAGTTTGATGAGTACTGTTGTTCTGTTTTAGAAAAAAGATTTCCTAGATCACAAGTTATTAACAAAGATATTAATGAAGTAAAGTTTGAAGACTTAGAACCTGTCGATATGCTTATCGGTGGTTTCCCTTGTCAGAGTTTTAGTTACGCAGGTAACAGGAAAGGAATGAGTGAAGAAGATGAACGAGGAATGTTATGGTATCAGTTCGAAAGAGCCATTAGCGTACTTAGACCAAAATGGGTTGTGGCAGAAAATGTCAGAGGACTCCTCACAGCCAAAGACGATCAAGGAAACAAAGGAGGAGCTTTCGCAAGAGTTGTTTCTTTCCTTTCCGATAGCGGGTATAGTGTTGAATGGCAAGTTGTATCAGCAGCCTCGGTTAATGCCTCGCACCTTAGAGAAAGAATATTCATCGTGGGAAACTCCGAACACTATGGATTACTTGAAACCGAGAACAGGGGAAGCTTTGGAGAACGCTCTTTATCGTGGAGACAAATCCAAGAAGAGCAAAAGAAAAAGCACAGGGAACCTGAGGGAGAATCCAAAATTGTGGTCAACACCAAGAGCGAGTCAGGCCTCGAAGCCGATAAACAAACAAGCTCCATCAGTGAAAGCAGGGAAACATGGATCGACTCTAGAGCAGGACATGGGGGAGAGAAATCCAAAACTTATTGGGAAAAGATTGAACAGCCAATGGGTATCACTACTTATGGGTTTCCCCGCGGATTGGCAGGAGATTTAGGATTACCCAACTATTGGGGTTATAGCAACGACAATATGTGGAGAACTCCAACCTTAGCTGATTCAAAGAATGACGCTTTAAAACACGCGACAAAACTACTTCAAGGAAAAGACAAAAGAAGCTCAGGACAAAGAATACAAGTTGCTTTAGCTGACCAAGTAGCAATATCTGAGATTATAGAAAATCCTGAATTGTTTGAACAATACAAAGATCATTTAATGGTAAGAAGAGATAATTTGCCTACTCAAGAAGAGTTTGTAGATTACTTGAGAACTGTTACTTCAGCAAAACAATTATTTGATAATACTGAAGGTATAAAGAAATCTACTATTGAACATTGGTTTAGAAGAGATACCTCAGGTTTTAGTTATCCAAGTATTGAAGATTGGGAAATGATAAAACCTTATTTAAGTCCTTTGAAATTTGATAAAGAACTTACAGAAGTTACTGATATTGAATGGAAAAGAGATAAGTGGCAAACACCCTTAGTTTCTAGTAGTAGACCAAGCACAACAAGAATAGCTAAAGGTATAAATCCAAAAGGTCAACTTTCAGAAAACCCTGGAGTCTATACAGAAGAATATCTTATAGAGCCTTGGGAAACTGTTCCAAGAACAATAGAAAATGAAGAAGACAGAATAAATAAAATCAAAGCACTAGGAAATGCAGTTGTTCCTGCCTGTGCTGAATTTGTTGGTATTTGCATTGCGAACTCTATAAAGTTCGGTATACTTGTGTTTGATAGTATATATGAAAGAGAGAACAAAAAATGAACAGATTAGAGCGTAGAGCTGCGAAATCAAAAAAGAAACACAGATATCAGGGGATAAGTAAGACACAAGTCCTACACCCAGGTGTCATAGATAGATAAATGAAAATAAAAATTATCTTGAACAGTGGTGGGGAATTTGTAGATATACATTTTATAGATCCACCTATTCACATTCCTATGGATGTAGAAATAGTTCACGAAGATGATCTTGAAGCAGAGGAAGAATAAATGATTAGTACATTAATAATTGTCATGGGTATGACAAGTTGGGGGCAAATGGCTCTTGAAATGAGTATCCTCGCAGACATGATGCACAATATGGGCAACCAACAAGAAGTAGTTTACAACTATTGGTGTGATGGTGTTAGGTGTGATGAGTATGGACACGATGGTTACGAAGGAATACCTGAAGACTGCACTACTGAAGAAGAGGAAAATGGATCATGTGGTTTCGGTTTAGTTCAACCATAAATAATTTATTAGATTCGTTCATAGAAAGAGCTATGTTTAGCTATGAATTGTGGAAATGGGAGAAAGATAAAAGAAGCGAAGGATTTCCTAAAGAATGGTTTGAAGAAGAGTAATTAAAACTGTACTTTTCTTTTGGCTGCTTTACTTGCTTTTTCTCTCATAGATGGAGAAACTTTAGAAGGATCAGTATTCCAATCAATGCCAACAGTTCCATAGAGATTAACCCTAGAGCTAATTTGTCTATTAGATAATGCTTTACATTTTTCACATTTGATTTTAGGTTCATCGTGTATTGAGTGTTGTACTTCGAATACATGTTCACATTTAGAACACTTATAGTCGTAGCGAGCCATTACTTCTCGAAAGATTTACAGATTTTTAAGTAAAGATTTACTAAATCATCTGCGTCTTGTACTAAGTTAATTCCTTTTATTCTCATGTAATTGAATTGTTTTAGTACTGCTTCCTTGAATTGCTCGTCATCAATTAATTCGTTGACAGCATCTTCACGCTTTGTCCCATCAGGGAATTTTAATTCGCTCATTAGTCTAGTATACCTGCCGAAGTGAAGTATTGCCTCTTATACTTACTTAGGACTTTTCTATCAGCATCTTGTAAAATATCTGCATTAAGCTGATCTAATACTGATTCATAAGTTACCTGGTAATCTCCGATACCTTCATTTCTTACTAGTTGAAATTTACTATCTACTGAATTATCGGATATATTCGTATTTACAGTTCCTGTGCTTTGTTGAGAGGACAAAGATAGAGCTGAGACGATAAGTCTTCCTGTTGCTCTTGCACAAATATATTTTAAATCACTTGGGATATCTTCTGCTGAAGCTTCGCTATCTGAATAGCCTGCTGTATAAACAACAGTAATGTTTTGTAATCTAACTGCTGACCATTTTTCTTTTCCAACTTTTCTCAATCTTCCAAGTTTGGAATAAAGAACATAGTCGTTTGAGTTTCCCTCTGTTAATGCGTTGCCATCTTCTGTTACAGAAGTAACTGATACTACAGGGGATCGACTTAAAAATAAGTCTTCTGTTTTATCGCCATCAAACTTTTCAGTGATACTAGCTGTGTAGTTTGGGTTGTATCCAACGAAGTTTGCAATAGCGTCTTCCACAGTCGGAATTAATAAATTCGTAACTGTAGTTTCGTCAGTAGAGCCTAAATCTACACCAAGTACTTTCTCGACATCAGATACTGTACATAGTGCCATTTAGGACCTACTTATCTTCTGTGTCTTTTGGTTTTACAGCTTTATTTTCTACTTTTTTCTTTGGAGCAGCTTTTTTCTTAGCAGGAGCTTTTTTCTTCTCGCCCCAACCTTGCTCTTTAAGCCATGCTGTAGGGTATTCTTTACCTGCTTTAGCAATTAAAGAAGCACCTGATTTAGGAAGATCAGCAAAGTCGCCTTCCCAAATTTTTCCATCGCTTAATTTCCAAATACTTTTCTTTGGTTTCATAAAATCTGACATAATTTTCCTTCTTTTAAAAATTGATTTAGTTCGTAAGGGGCAGGGTTACTACCCCTTACATAAACTAATTAACAACTATTCCTTAGAATGCTGTTATTTTGTGGAAAGCAGCTTGCCTGTAAACAGGGAAACCGACTCTCATTGTTGCTCTAATAGCTAATTGATTTTTAACAAAGAAATCGCTATGGCTATCTGAGATTGCCAAATCGATTCCATTTCTCATCACAACTTGAGCAGCATCGCCACCACCGAACTTACCAACAAGAACAGTGTTCTCTGGTATAGCTGTGGTTGCAACAACTTTAAGTCCCCAAATGGATGCAACAGGTGCGTTGCCCATAGCTCCTGAAGCTATGAAAAGAGGTACATTAGCTGCATATCCTGCAGTAGCATCTCCAGCAAATCCTGTTAAGTCTGTTACGACTGCATTCCAATCATTTGGGTGCATAACAATTGCGTCTGGCTCTACGAAAGCATTTACACGAATATCGGTAATTGCTCCATAAAGTGCTCCAATTCTACCTAAGTTTCCTGAGTAGGAACCGAAAGCAGTTGAGCCAACGCTAGTTTTTCCAGCGTCTAATAATCCTTCTAAGTTAGGTGCAGTACCATCTCCAGAGAGAAGTTGGCTGTCCAAACGAAGTTTGATCATTGTTTGTAATCTTGAGTTTATGTATCCTTGAATACCAGAAACATCTGACAATAGTTCATCAGTTACAGGCAAGAAAACGCCCATTTTTCTGATGGATTCTGATTGCTCAGTGAAGGCTAATGCACCTTCTCCTACAGTCGCACCTTCAGCAGCTTCTGCTGCGTTGTTTGTGAATGTAGTTTCTTCAAGATAGCTATAAGCATTTTGGTCTGTTTCGATTTGATCGAAAAGACTAATAACGCTATTAGGGTCTCTTAAAGCAGATTCCAATATACCAGGTGCTCTTAGAACCTCTGGTGGATATCCTGTTGTGGTTAAAGTAGTTTTGTATTCTAGTGGGCTAAAGTTAGCTTTAGAATCAATACCCTTTACACCATTGCTCTTGTAGTTCTTGTAAGCGTCTGTGTTAACAAACTGACTTCCAATATCCATTGGAGCAACTTTTTCCGATTGATAAGCTTGTTCTGCAGGCTCTGAGTCTATTTCCATAGCTTTCTCATTTTTTGCCTGAGCAGATTTAAGATTTACTTCTTCTACAAGACTAGCAAGTTCTTCATTTCTTTTGGAAATTGCCTCTTTTTGATCAGAGGTGTACTTGCCATTTTCGTCTGCAGCTTCGAAGAGTTCTTTCATTTCTACTCTTTTAGCAGCAAGCTTTTCTCGGAGATCTTTAATATCTGACACGATATTCTCCTTTTTATCTAGCTTAATTTTTTTATATTTCGTCTATTTCTTGTTCAGCTATAAGAGATTCTGTCATTTGAACTTGAGCTTGAAGTATGACTTCATCAATTGAATCATCTACTTCTTCCTCAGTTGCATCTTCGGAAACTTCTTCTTCTTCAACTACTTCAACTTCGACTTCTGCTTCTTCAATTTCTACATCTTCTGTAATTTCCTCAGATACTTCTTCGGAGACTACTTCAGTTGCTTCTTCTTCAGTAACAGGAGCTTCTTCTTCCATAGCTTCAATTTCATCAGTGACTTCAGGTACTTTACCCACTTGAGATATAACTTCATCAAGTTCTTCCCAAGCGTCATTCAAATCATCTTGAACCGCTCTTAATGCTGTTGTCGCTTCTTTTGACAATTTCCTACCATCCTTTTCTCTCAAGATACCAATAGCTTTGGTTCTTGAAATTAAGTCATCTAATGCTGCAAGCACATCTTTGACTTCTTCAGAGAAACGCTTTCCTGTCATGCTGGAATCGCTCTTTGAAACTTCTAAATCTTTTTCTTTTTCTTTTGCACACTTACCTGAATCGTTGTAGTCGCAATTGCCATAACCTTTTTCATCTTCAGTATTCTCTACTTCAACATCAGCTTCTTTACCTGCTGACATTTTTTCATAATCTTCGTGTGTTTTACAAGGCATAAAGTAAGTAGTGCCATCTCTATCAACTGAGTGTGAACCTTCACAACCCAATTCTTTTGCACGAGTGACAGCTTCTTCTTCTGTAGTAAAGTGATCTTGCATTAAAGCAACAGGTTCTTTTACTTCTTCAGTTGCCTCGCTTTTTGATTCGTATACTGTATCTTCGCCTGTTTTGATTGCGAGGGTATAGGTCTCTTGGTTTGCACCAACTAAGACAGGGGATACTTCGTATACTGTGAGGTCTTTAAGGAATCGAGCTTGTGTTTCGGAATCATCTTTTTGAACTTTTCCTACTTCAGAATCATTGACTCTAAATCCGAATGACCACTGTTGTAAGTCGCCCATTGATTTGACAAGATTGTATGCTTCTTTCCCTGCTTCGGTCTCCATGAAAAATGAGCCTTTAAATACTGCAGAGTCTTCTTTCTCTTCTATGACTCCTTTACCGATTGGTTGATCCCACTTGTGAGCAAAAACCATAGGGACTTGATTATTAGCAAATCCTGATTTGACAGCACCTGGGACTACTACATCTCCATCGCTATCTACATTGTTGTAAACTGAAAAGACAGCTTCAACTGAACCTTTTTCTTCTCCATCCTCTTTGATGGAAAGATCAAAACTTTTGATTTCTTTATCCATTAACCTATACCTCTTCTTTATATTAATACTGTTTACTTGACAGTATCAACTTAATTGTCTGTACTATTTAGTTTAACACTTTGATTTACGATCTGTTCAGCTTTCTTATTCCGAGCATCGTCTTTCTTCTTTTGCTCGTTAACTATTTTCTTCATAGCTGATACTCCAGACTTAGTAACTCCGCCCCACTTCATAACCGCAATGGTTCCATTGAGTCGGGTGTTACCTTGATGTCTGTTCATAAATGCTTCTCTTCTTTTTACCCACGATAGTACTGAGGCACTTCGGTCTCCTGCTTTGTATTTAGTCCAATTTCTAAAAGCGTCATTTCCTGTGAAAGAAGTAGGTGGATTACCTCCATTACCTGCTCTCCTCCATATCTTTGGATAGTTTTCTTTTAGATTTTTTATGTAAGCGTAATCAGGGAACTGTCTAAAGTCTGAATTACTTAGACTGATCTTTTGATTATCGCCTGCATTTGGAAAATTTGTTTGGTCGCCTGGTGCTTTATCGTCTTTTCTAAAGTCTGCAATTATTCTTAATTTAGAGATTGGTTGCACGACTGACCTGTCAGTTATTTTGTGGGTACCATCTTCCATAATTGCCCAAACCATCATTGTTGCAGTTTCTTTTTCATTATTGACTGAAGTTACAATACCATGAATAGTTGATGGTGGATCTGGATCTTTATTAATTGACCAACTAACAGCATCTCCAATCTTTACAGAGTCTGCTTTACTATTCTCAGCTTCTGTTTCAAAGATTCTTTCATTAAGAGTTTCTGCTTCCTCTAATGATACTTTTAATTCGTCAATCATATCTGTTGACTTTGAACTTTTAGGATGTCCTGCAGGTAACAGATCTAAATCAAATGGTTTTCTAGGGAAAGAACCATTTAGTCCTTTTATAAACGCGTTAACCCTGGCTATTCCCCATTGGGTTGCACCTGTAACATTACCTCTTACTGAAGCTGGGTTAGTGCTGTATGCACCAACACCTCTTCTAAATACAGCCGATAACATTCTGTAGTTAGCTTTAAATTTAGGATTTTTTGAATTATGTTCTGTTACTTTTTTTTGAAGAGATTTTTTTACCTTTTCAGAAATAGGTGCTTTTTCTTCATCTAAGTAACTTGGTGTTAAAACTATATTACCTTCTCTGTTTATTTCTACAGGCATTGTTTCAGTAGAAAGTGTTTTTTCTTCTACTTCAAAATTTGCAGAAGCTTGAACCATTACATCTGATTCTTCGTTATCAGGATCTCTTTCATCTCCTATATCTTCTTCAGGCTCTTTGTTAGGACTTGCTAAATAATCTTCTTTTTTAGTTGGTTCAAGGTTTAGTGGTCTTAGGAATACTTCATGCTCATCTCCATATTCGAGCCCGACAGCTTTTCTAGCTTCGGCAACTGTTATCCAACCACCTGCTACACCTGTTTGCATTCTCTTAAACATTTCGCCTTTGTCTACATCTAATGCTCTTACTTCGCCTAAATCATATCTACAAACGACTTTATTATCATTTGTGTAATCTGCTTGTAATAGCTGTGCTGTAATTTCATTAGAAACGACTTGCCACAGAGGAATTAACTTCTGCTCAGTAAAGAATTCTCTTAACTCTCTAGTGTTGTTATAGGTAGCAGCTTCTAGACCTGCTCCTAATCCTGCAAGAATAGCAGGAACACCAAGAACAGCAGAAACTCTTTCCTCAGGCAATCTCCTTAGTTGGTTAAGGTTCAGTTGTTCAGGAGACCAAGATACAACTTTCACATCCATAGAACCTGAAAGTATCATCGGAGCACCCCTGTTCGAACCACCAAATTTTTGTTTATAGATTTGAGCTATAGCTTCAGCCTCGTCTTGGCTTGGACCACCCATAGCGTCATCTTTAGGAGATAAGATAACTCCAGGTACTGCCATGTTATGTAACAAAGCAGCTGCGTATTGTCCTGCAGCTTCGTCTCCTAAAATTTCTCTAAGGACTGCTTTTAATGGAGCGAATCCTTTCCTGTGATTGTTTGGATCTATTCCTTGTCGGATATGTACTACTTCTGAAGCAGGTAGTACAGAAAACTCATTAGCATTTATTGAGTTTGGATCTTTAACATAATATTCATAGTGAGTAATTAATTCTTTTTCATTTCCTCTTGGTTTTACATAATGAGGAATTAGTGGAACAAGTTCTACGACTCTTCCGCTTTTATTTCTGTTCTTTAAAAGATAAGCATTACCTTCAGCATTTAAAGCTGTAATCATATAACTTGCTAGTAACGAACCTGATGTGTAAGGATTAGGTCTATTAATAAGTTGAGTAACAGGATGATTGTCTAATACCTCGAAGTCATTTTCACTTGTCTCTCTGTAAACTTTTAATCTTGGTTCGGCAAAAGATGTTGTCAAAACATTGAGACATGCTACAACAGCTGAGTTTCCTGTTCCATCTCCAATTTCTTTTAACAGCTTATCAGGCATAAATCCTGATTGAGTGTTGTATCCGAATACTTGTGAATCTACAGAACTATTTTGTAAAAAACCTTTTTGCTCTGTAGTTCTTTGAGGTGGTGCTTGAAGATAATCTACAGCTCTTCTATAAAAACTTTTGTTTTCTGCCATCTAATACGCTTTCCAGTTAATTCTCTTATTCAAGTTTAATACTCCATACGCTAATGTATCAACTATATCGTCATGGGAACCCAATGGAAAAGTAAGAAGCTCTCTTTCAGCTTCGTGAACCCAATTTTCCATAGGATCGTCAGGAAAAAAAACCTGCCCACTTTCCATCTTAGCTGATAGTGGCATAGCTCTGCTGCGTTTGTCACGATCTGCTTTTAGCTCTCTTACTTGAATACCTTCTCTTTTAGCGAATTGAATAATAGATAACTGAAATCCTGCTCTTTCAATACCAATCCAATCGAGATTGTTTTTTTTGTAAAACTTTTTCATTGCAGGAATTATGTCAGGAGCTTCCATTCTTTTACGAAGCATGTCAGTAATGAATAATTTGTTTTCATTCTGATCATGAGCAAATGCAGTAAAGACTGTGTAGTCAGCAGTTTGCTTTGTTGATGTTGCTAAGTCTACAGTTGCATACCTAACCATATTGTCGAATTCATATAGTTCTTCATCTAGCTTGGCTCCTCTAACAGCGGGAGTGTAATATCTGAACCATTCAGGTCTAAAGAGTTGAGTACCTTCGTTTACAAACTCTGCTTCATACTCCTGGGCATAAGTAAGAGAACCAATTTCTTCTTTGGCACTTTCTAGTTCTTTAGGATCAATCGCAGGGTTATCAACAGTGGAGAATTTGAATCTCTCCCAATCCTCTCTAGTCTCAGCGTCTTGCCATAATCTATAGAACCAATTGTTTTGTCCACGAGGTGTAGAGATGAATAAAGCAGAACCTTTTCTTTCAGTTAAGGTAGGTCGAAGAACTTCAGTCCAGGTTTCTTCTTTCACAAAGGCAGCCTCGTCCATAACAAGAAAGTCAAGACCTTCTCCACGAAGTCTCTGTGGATTGTCAGCAGACTTTACTGATATGAAACCGCCATTAGGAAAAGAGACAATCATGTCTCCCATTTTTACTTCTGCACCCATTCCAGCTAAGTCATAGCCTGCCATCATAATATCTCGCCACCCTACTCGTGCAATAGAGAATGTAGGTGCAACCCACCACGCTCTTTTACCAGCTATGGCAGTTTCAATGCAAAGTTGCACTCCCAACCTTGTTTTCCCAAAACGCCTACCTGCACAGAGTATTTTCCAACGAGATTTTGATTCTGCAACTGTTTTTTGATTTTCATGTAGCTTAGGGAGTTGGACTCTTCTTTCGTTGTCAGTCTTCTCCACAAAAAATTGGCTGAACTTAGGATCTTCCATACTTATAGTATATACACCTATCTCCGAAGAGATAGGCGTTGATGGGAGGGCTTGTCAGCAAGGAAGCCGACTATCTAAGTGTACACTTCCTTGCACTAGCTTTTCAAGTTATTACTCTTCTTCTCCAAAAAGATTTTCATTTATTTCTAACAAGCTCTCTATCGTATCTTCGTCAAGATTATCCATCTCTTGAATCTTACCTTTTAGTATTTCTTGGAAATAGTCTTGCGTATCTTTATTCAATAAAATAAAGTTAGACAAAGGTAAAGTTATAATCTCATCTTTTAGTTCATCTACAAAAGCATTCTCAGTTGCAAGTAAACTACAATTGTTTCTTTTCAACTGATCAACTAATTCGTAGTAGGGTTCCTTTTTAGGAATCGTTGGCAAGTGATAAAATTCTTCTATTAATCTAGAATATGCTTTCGCTTCTCTATCTTTTCTTGCACTCCTTCGAAAACTCTTATAAGACATTGTCCCAAAAGATTTTGGAGTCTCGAATCCAACTTTTATGTGAGAACCCTTTTCTTCATCATTAGGATACTTTACAGAGAAAGCTCTGCCTAAGTTACCTTCAGGCGTGAAAATAATACTTAACAATCCTAAAGTCTCATCTCGATTATGAATCTCGTCCCATTCTCTAATAACAGGGTAAGAAACTATACAAAAGTCCATATCTTTAAGAATATGCCTCATTCTTAGCAAATGTGGTCTTGTTTTGTCCACAGTTGTCATAACATCCTCGTCTTCACTGCTTGTATCGTAAGTATTAACCATAAGTTGTGCCATATAGTTATCTTTTCCGAAAGAACCAAACAAAAAAGTCGTTGGAACTGCTAAATCTAAGTACTCTTCGTCAGTAAAAGATAGTTCTCTGCTTAAGATTCCTTTTTCTAGTACATAATTGAATGCACTAAAAGAAGAGTTGTAGACTGTTCCTATCACTTCTGATAGTTGATCTGAGTTATTGATTAATGGACTATTAACCCAAGACTCAAGTTTTTCAATTTCGTTTTCTACATTGTCTTCAAATTCTTCACTCATACCAATTCGCCCTTCCAATTTCTACTAATGCTTGTTCGATGTCGCCATCTGCATAATGTTCGTAGGTTTTCCAAATTTGACTCTTCATTCCTACTGATAACTTCATAGCTGCTAACACTCTATAAAGACTACCTTTTGTTTCTCTAGTAGGTTTCATCTTAAGGTCACTCTCTGTTGGTGTAGCAGGCTTTTCTTTTTCACAAAGACCTTCGTCTCCCTTGGCCATACAAGCAACCTTAAAGTGCCAATTGCCATATTGATCAGATGACCAACGATGGTCTGTGAATTGACAATAGTATCCTGCTATATCACACTTTCCTCCTGAGGAATCCATGATTTGTTCAGGTGTTACTTGCCGAATCTTAGGGGCATTCAAAGATTTTAGTTTTGCCAAAATCAAAGAACCCTCAGGTGCTTTTACTCTACCCTCTTCATACAGAGATTTTACCGCTGCAAATACATCAGCTTTGGTATACTCTTGTAAATCTGAATAGAATACATCAATTTGGAACTGTTCCCACTTGCTAGCTGAATCAAACCTGAAAGCCAACCATTGAACTATCTCTAGCCACTCAGATTTTTTCATTGCTGAATGAGGTCTTGTTTTGTCATCTACAGGTTTCGGCTGAAACTTTGCAATGTCTTCAAGTGATGCCTGGTATTCCTGATTATCAATTGGTTCTAAATCACTCACTGTCATTCATCCATCTGATATAGCACTGTACTCTGCCATCGTTAGTGATACTTCTTATTTCTATTGGAAGTCCTTTATATTTTAAGTGGTTCATTGAACTTCTTGCTGAAGCAGCAACTTTTGCCCTAACTTTTGGATCATCTACAAGCTCCTCAAATGTAATAATCCATTTCATAGGATTAGCTTGTGCTAAATTCAAAGCTTCGTGAGTCCAAAACTTAGCTCTCCTTCTTTTCAAAGCATAAGGAATGTCCTCTACAATTTTTGGTGTAAAATCGTAATCAAATTTCTCTGCTTTTTGATAAACACTCCAATTTTGAAGGGTGGAGTCCCATTTCTCATTATTCGTCATATTCTCCTTTATTAATTATTTATACTTTACACTATATTATTATTTATGCAAGTATATGTTTTTGTTATATATCTACTTAGACACTCATTCCTTAGAAAAGGTTACATAGAAAGATCAGTATTCCTACTTGCCCGCTTTACGAAGTAAAGCTTAGGTATAGTTCTTTAGGTATAGTTAATTAGGTATAGTTAGT